GCGGGGTCTCGAGCTTAGCAGCTTGCAATTTTGCCCTCAACTAGAGTGTATGCCTGTGGCACGGTCTCATAGAGTGAGAACTCGTATCTCACCATTTCCGACTGGAACCTATCATCAGGTCTCCAATGGAGTACCCCTTGATAGAACGAACGATTCCGACGGCTTCACGTCACCTCTCAAATATGGGAAGTGCGATGATTTCGCCGGCCGACCTGTAAGTAATAGTCCTTTGACTCTTACCCAGTTCGAGCAGTTCGGCATACAGCCCGTCAACGGGCTGCATGTTTCCGGTCCGAATTCCGGTTTGTGCACCAATTACATATTGAGGCACTACCGGCTTTTGAGCCCTCTGCCAGATTCCACAGGAGCTCCTGCTGCGAGTGCAGATATGGCGGCTCTCTTGTCTAGAAGTAATCCCTCTAGGCCAGAGATCGTCCCTGCAGATCTCATCCAGGATCTTGTGGATCTTCCCAGGATGCTTAAAGACGTTGGCAAACTCCTTAAAAAGCCGAGTCGTCTGTTAACTCCCAAAGAGGGAGCGAACCAGTACCTCTCTGCTCAATTTGGTTGGTTGCCTCTTGTCAAAGACATCCATGACGTGTTAGACTTGCAGAAGCACATCCTTCGAAGGAAGGCTGAGCTCCACAAACTCTATTCATCGTCTTCGGGTCTCAGGCGTCGCCTTCACTTGGGACGATACTCAGCGGAGTCCACTACAAAGAATATTTCTTTGCAGTCTGACACGCAGCTCAACGTTACTGCGACCCGTCAACGGTCAACGTTCGTTGACCGATGGGGCGTGGTAAGGTGGAAGCCTTATGTCACTCCAGGGTATCAACCCTCAGATGAAGCCTTGCACCGATTGGCCAGACGCGTGGCCCTGGGTATGACTACCCAGGCAACCATGCGCGGTCTTTGGGATGTTCTCCCTTGGACCTGGATGATCAATTGGTTCACCAACGTTCGGGATTTTGCTACGCAAAATTCTAACGCTGTGCCTTCACATAGTCAAGACGCTTGCGTCATGACACATACGATTGTGAAGGAGAACTTCATCGTCACCAGCATTCCTTCGGGATATACTGGTGGCGGAGGCGTCCGGTCCTATGAGCTCAAAGAGCGTTACATAGGCCCCGGTACACTCGATGCTCATCTACCGTTTATATCGGTAGACCGACTGAAGATTCTAGGGGCGCTCTTCATCCAGCGCTTCAAGCGTTAGATGTCGGGCAACCCTAGAAAGGAATAGCCCATGCTTGGGTCAACTCTCGTTATCACCCTTGACGGTTCCGGTGGAACTGCCAAGACCCTTCCTTTGATCAACCAAGACGGGTACTCGTCCGAGTACTACTTGGATGATGGCACTGTCACTTACCGAGCGAAAGTTCGGCATTCCAGTGACAATGTCAAGTCGGGCACTCAGGCCTTCGATCGTCACACTGTGACATTTTCGAGGTACCTGAAGCCGACTACTACCGCCTCTGGTTCGCTTTCGGAGATCTCGTTCACGATCAGAAATGATCCGAGCGGGGTCGCCAGTGACATCATTGATGTCTCTGAGGCCATGAGCTTTTACATGGTAAAAGCTGGTGGCATCGCAGCGAAGCTGTTGGGCTGGGAGTCGTAACCCCCACCTGACGGCGTCAAGGAAGTCACCATCCACTTCTGTGTTTGGTGAGATACAAGAGTAGCCCGAGCTCGTAGAAACCCTACATGGAGAAGTCCATTGAAGAGTTCTAAGAGCTACGAAGGCTATCTCCTAGGACTATACGGCGCGATGTTTTCTGACATCGCTGTACATGATCCTAGGCTTCGAGCCGATTGTGAGCGCGATTACAAGCGCTTGCTCTTGGCCGTCGAACAGCATGGTCTTCATTTTCTTTATGAAGTCCTGCCGTCCTTTGGTAAACACTTTGATGTGTGCCTATCAAAGGAACGCCTTACTTTGACTGGAATGGCCCATTTCGGACCTTACCGGTCTAAGAGGATGGTCCCAAGACTTTTCAAGGGTCTCATCCTACGCGTTTTCGACGAGTTCGGAGTGTTGAGATCGGATCCTGATGTACAGGCTATCCGTTTCGTCCGCCAACTTTGTCGGTTGGCAAAACGTTTTAGGGTAGCTTGTCCTGATTCGGCCACTTGGAAACAAGTTGCTGAATTCTTCAAGACCGATGGTGAAGTCGACCAACCATCCCTTTGTTGGGACATTGGCGACTTTGACCTGACTTCTTGTGACAGTCTCCATCTCGGTGACTATCTCGAAGTTCAGTCAGATTGTGGTGGTCAACTGGTTTTTCCAGGAGTACATCACCATGAATCCACCCTCTCCAATAGTAGACGAGCTCGTATCCTTGCTTCTATTCAAGAAGTCGGAGACCAGCTGTCCGCCTACATCGGAAGGTTTTCCCCCTCCGAATGGAGAACTCGACATGGACCTGGAGCGGTTTCGGACCTTAAGGGCGGTGCTTACAAGTATCACTTCCCTTATTGGCCTGATAAGCTTGCTTCTGTCTTCTGTCAAAGCGAGTTCGCGCATAGCGACCTCGCTAAGGCTGCGGAAGAAGCCACGAGGACGGGTGACTCGACGGAGTATCTCCACGAGCCGCCGGCGCGACTAATTGCCGTACCAAAGGCGTACTCTGGCCCGAGGTTGATTGCCTCTGAGCCTACAGCACACCAGTGGTGTCAGCAGGTAGTTCGCGATTTCCTCATGACGAGAGTGAGTGAGACATTCATCCGGAATTTCATCAGTTTTGATGATCAGTCCGGGAATGGGGAACTCGCCCTCGAAGCGTCCAAGGATGGTTCATTCGCTACGATAGATCTATCGTCAGCGTCTGACCGCCTTTCCTGCAAACTTGTGGAACGCTTGTTCCGCAAGTCCCCCACGATCCTCTCTGCATTTTATGCAGTCAGGACTCGTTGGATTCGCCAGGACATAGACAAGAAAAGCCCGAGGTTTTATCGCCTCCGGAAATTCTCGACTATGGGGTCCGCTCTGACCTTTCCTGTTCAATCGCTGGTCTTCCTAATGGTTGCCCTCGGTTGCCTTCTCGAAGAGAGGCGCCTTCGGCCGACCTATAGGTCGATTCAGAGTTTGATCGGTCAGGTCCGCGTCTTTGGCGACGATATTATCGTCCCCACTGACGTCTCGGATCGTGTTGTGGACATACTGACTCACCTTGGTTTCAAGGTGAACGACCAAAAGAGCTTCCTAACCGGTAGGTTCAGGGAGTCCTGCGGAGTAGATGCCTATGCGGGACATGATGTCACTGCAGTCAGCATCCTCAGTATGCCATCCGTGTCCAAGCCCGAGTCAGTTCTAAGTGTGCTTGATTCGCACAATAACTTCTTCATGAGAGGTTATATGCACGTCTCACAGTACCTTAGGAACTTCGTCGGCAGGCTTAGAAGGTTTTCCTTCCCGCCTGTTGAGCCTGGCTCCGGCGCTATCGGCTGGTACGACTTCTCCTGGTTTGATTGGTCTTCTCTAAAGAGAAGGTTCAATCCTGACCTTCAGAGGGTCGAATACGCTATCACGCAACCGCGAGGTTCCGTGACGCGTAGCCATGTCGACAGCAACGCAATGGTACTTCAGTATTTTACTGAAGTTACTAGACCTCCCGTCTCCAAGGAAGTGAGACTAGGAGTTCAACCGTTGCGACACCCTATCCGTTTAGGTAGGGTGTGGGTCTGTCCAGCTTTTTGCTAGACAGGAG